TGCAATCGTAAGCGCACCACTGCCGGTCACGTCCCCGCTATGGGTTGCATTCGTCACCTTGAGAGTATTGGCCTCCACCGCCGTGATATGTGCCGCCGTTGCTAGTCCCTTTTGTGCGTTCGTCGCGCTTTGAATATCGTCGGTTCCATCGGTGTGGCTGGCTGCGTGCGCGGTGGGTGCTCCGGTTGCTGCCGCATACGCCTCATTGATAGCGCCGAACACGGTCTTGTTTGTGGTGTTCAAGTCGCCGTTGCTAGCGTCCGTCAAGTTTCGGGTTGTGGACATATCGCCCGAATTGAAACCAATTGGCAATGTGTACGATTGCAGTAATACGCCACCGGGATTAACAGACACCTCAGTAAAGTTCGCGCCGCTTTCATCGTGTCGCATAAAAGCGCTTGCAATGTTCATATCGAACGACTGCGTTGTTGCACCTACACAGTCCAGACGTGCGCTTGTCGTTGTGGACATATTAAAATTAGATATCCCACCCGACCCGGCAAACGTCAGGGAATTAGGCCCGGTGTGAACCGCCTGAACATTGGCGGTACCGTTTTGAAATGTTACCGGTCTCCCGCTTGCCACGTCAACGGTGTTTCCAATGTTATACGCATCCTGTAAACCATGGGAGCCGACAGAAGCTGCTACCGCAGCGCTGATTACATTTTCGGGTCCGATACCCATCAAGCATTTGCGGCAATTACACGTCATGGCAACCATACCTCTACCAGACCGGTAGCATTCTTCGCATATATGTAAACATCAATTGGAGCAGCAGGGTCCGCAGTAATCGGTGCTCCAGGGTCATCGAATGAAACACTCTTGTCGAGTCCGACCGGAGCAGCGCCACCTGTCATAACGTACGTCATGAGGTATTTCGGAGTGGTATCCTTCATCCAGACATTTCCGGCAGAAACATTTGCTGCCACAATCGTCCAAGCATCCTTTGCACATGGTACCAATACAGGATCAGCCATCGTCTTCTTCCTTTTCTTCCGGCTTCTTCGGCTCCGGCTTGCCAGGTTTTTCCTCTGAGGGTCCGCCGAATGTCTGAATCGGAAGTTCACCTATCTCCCTCTTCAGCTTCGCACGGTTCGTGGCACCATCGGAGCCATTCAGGTTCCTGGCCACCATGTCGAGCGTTTGCGCTCCCATGCGTACATAATTTTCATCTGCCTGTGCGGTCTTGCTCGGGTCGATGTTCGGCATGGGAGAGCCATTCCACATACATGAAAGCCATGCTGACTTCAAAACAGGATCTTGCCAACCAGGAGCTTGAATGCGACCAGAAGCGATTTCCTCTGCAAGCCATGCTTTATAAACTGGATTGAGAAAATCAGCTGCCATTTCCATTCTCCAGATATTCGCAACTCTCCAGAACAGCAACAGCGCCCCCCTGGAAGCAGAATAACTCTGATTGAACTTCATCAACACAACTTCCAGCGGAATAGACAAACTTGCACTCAAATATCCTGTAAATGAATTCACAAACGCATCAAAATGTTCACTTGGAGTCGTATTGTAAAACGGTTTGAGCTTTTCACGCCCCATCAGATTGAAAACACCAACACTTCCAGGAGTTGTGAATGTGGTTTCAGGCATTTCGTAATACCCAAGCATTTCTTGGAAACTCTGTGGGGTCTCACCTGCAGGAGCGCTACTCGGATTCGAACCAATTACACTCGATGCAAGTGGGCCTGCTCCCCTGCGACGTACCAGGTCTTCAAACGGGTTTGATGCTGGAGAATCGGATTCCGACTCTACAGTCATCGTAATGTTCGACTGGTTTATCGCTTTCTTTATATGAGCCATGGAGAAATCTGTGATGTTCTCGAAATCCTGGAGTGCATGGGCCAACCTGGAGTATCCACGGTGTTGACCGGCATACTCAGGCTGGAAACCGTGAATCATCATCGTTCTTCCGCGATATTCTGCCGGTATACGAACCTGCTTGAACTCTTTACCGTTCCAAGCGGTGACGTGATACGCAATCTCTCGGCCAGCAGCGTTCTTCTCGATACCGTCATGCGTATTCAGCTGCTGTGCTCCACCATACGTACTCGTCAAACCGTATCCATTAATCTGGTCAGGGTCCACGAACTGCAACTGGAGTGGATTCATCAGGTCTCTGTCGCGGGAATAGAAAAACCGTACGAAATAATCGTTGTCCCTCTGCTGGAACACCTGGGCCATACGCATTCCCTGATACAGTGTCATCGTCTGACACCTGAACGCCTGCTTACTGGACGCATATGCATGGAAACGCAACTCGGTGGCTCTTGCCCACTGCTCTGCTGACTCTGGCTTAATTCCAAGTATCTCGAATTCAGGATTGCATTCCAGGCGCATTCCAGTGTCAACCACTGTGTCAGCAAATCGTTCCACAATGGCACGTGCCTGTGGAGAATCCTGCATCGCATCGCGTGCATTCTGTCGAGTTGTGTAGTGGTCTATAACACGACTACCACCGGAAGCCGATAACCCATTAGGCCATTTAGAACCACCCGATCCATAATCTGAAAATCCGTACCGGTCTCCACCACCAGAATAGGCACCAACATCGCCAACAATACCTGCTGTTCCATCAGAGACAACATCCCCTGCACCAACAATCTTATTGTACAACGTTGAAAGCGGATTCATTAAGAAATTACCCCGTTGCCGTAGTTATAGGATTTCCTGCGCATATTCATCTTCACAATACCGGTTCCGCAGAGTCGGCCATACAGATGGTCAATCTCAGCTTCCAATACCGATATGTTTTTCAGAATGTTCGCCAATTTTCTGCGCTCTACCCTCTGTGCACCTTCATTCGTTTCGAACCTGTACTCCAGGGTATCCTGGGCCAGGAGCTTATCGTACATCTCATATGCCAACTCCAAGGATGCTTCCTTTTGACGGAGCCGATTCACGAGTCGCGTGTACCGATTTGAATTGCATGAGGACATCGTGGATTGATTATATGGAAATTTGAACGGTGTGTCAACATGTACCCATGTCGAATTATACCTGGGTCAAATTTGACCCACCTTTGATAAAAAAACCCGGACTCGACCGACTTGGCATCCATTATCCGCTGTCGGGGGTCCGGGTGAGATAAAACACCCTAGTCCATCAGCTCTTTCCTGTCAACATCTGCTGCATGAGCATCGACAACTCCAACCCGGGCAGTGAGCTGGGCCAGGTACTCCAGAACAAACGGAGTACGTATCTGGTTTTGAACTTCCCACTTATCCAGTCCTTCTTTCTGGTAATGTAGCCTGAAATCTGCTACCATAGCGTCCAGAAAAACGTCAGCTGCACACATGTTACCCACCCTGCAGTCCATCGCCTCATTCCGGCGCCCACCGGCATGGAAACTACCATCCTCCCGCAACTCCTCTGCTGTAAGCATTTCGAAATACCTCTTCGAGTAGTCCCTTGGGAAGTCACAGAAACACGGCTTCTGTAGCGCACCTGGTATCCGCTTGATTCCAAGGTTCCTGTACAGCATTCTCTTGTAGAAATTCGTGCTGATCTCGTGGAGCATCACACCTTCGGTCATCTTCGATACGCGGTACTTCCGAGCATTATCTCTACCAAGCTGGTCTCCTTTCTCTGGAGCCTGCCTGCCCAAATCTCTAAATCCCTTCGATGGAAACGTGTTATCCCAACGTCCGCTGAACTCATACACAGTATGCATGTATACTCCATCACCTGAATCCAGCAACACCACATCCAACCCGAACTCAAATCCATCATTCCTTGCATACCGAAATTTCCCCTCCACCGCCAGTTGATTCAGCTTGTCCCAAGCACCTGAATACGCATCATCAATCTCCCCCTTCACAACAATGTAATCGATACTCCATGTTCTATACCCTGCTCCATGCCCGCAAACTTCCATCTCCAACCGGGGAGGATTCGCCTTGTCCTTCTTCGAGCCTCGCTGCACGTCAACAAACATCGTGAGAAACAGAACTCCACTTGGAACTTCCCTAGACTTGTAACCACCCTTCAACTCGATTACGTTATCCACCTTCGGGCGAATTCCCAACTCCTTGAACGGCAATCCGCAATACAGGTTCGTCCAGCTGGCCATGGCCATATTGTCGTCCTGGGCCTTCAGGTATCTCTCGTAAATCGTCATCCAGTCGAGCATTCCAACCGGAGATAGAAATGCAGGCATATAATACGACCGGCGAAACTTGTTTACCGACTTCGCAGTCGGCTTCCACTTCCCGGCAGGAAGCATCTGTGTCTTATGGTGGTTGAAAATCTTCTTTTCGCAGTGTGGACACTCCACCCACACTTCCCTGCAGTATCCATCGACAACATCTGCCCTGAAATACTCCCACAGAAACGTCATCTCCTTATCGCAGTGCGGACACGGCATGAAATAATGACGCTGGTCTCCCTCCTGGTAGTAAATCCAGATAATCGACTTCTCATATGTAGATGGGGTACTCAGCAAACATATCTTTGCCCTGTGACCAAACGCAACTGTACGTCCTTCTGCCACCGACACAAACGAACCCTCACCGGTAGTAAGTTCGGCTGGTGCTCCATCCACCTCATCCAGCAAAACCACCCTTTTCGATTTCATCCTCAACTTAGGAGCAGCCCTGGCAGAAGCCAAATCCAACTGTCCACCAGGATATTGCTTCTTCGTAGCCGTATCCCCTGTTTTCCTGGATTTGGTGTTCCCAGACTGTGCGAATATCAACTTCCGAAGACTCAAACTATCCAGCAATGGCTCCGCTCGAATCTCCATCCACTCTTTCAGCAAATCATTCGTAGCAGAAATTAGAAGCACCTCAGCTGGACACTCCCCAATATAGAATCCAACCGTGTTCTCCACCAATGACGTGGTAGCTCCAATCTGAACCCCTTTCATTACTGAAACATGATTCACAAGTGTAGCGGGACTCAAGTCATTCTGCGGTTCAACTAAATACGGGGTGGTGTCGTATGAAAACGGACCAGGCATCGGAGTTCCTGGAGGAAGAATACGATTACCCTCAATGTAGTCGGTTATGTTCTCCATGGGAGCCCGGACATGCTTCTGGTCATTCATCTTCCGAAGAAAACCCAAATCTGACTTCTTGTATCTCTTTATCTTCTCAGGATTCATGGTCCAGACCACATATAATGATACAATTCGAGACCATATTCAGTCTCAAGAATCTTAGTCCAATACACATATCTTCTCCTCAATTACTGTCACCGGTACTCTCCAAACTCTCCTCAATCTCGTCCAGGAACTCATCTACTATCCTCTTCACATGATTCAGCGCCTTGTACAACTCACGCTCCAGGTCTTTCTCTATCTTATGAATTATCTCCTGATCCGACACACCACACAGTCCAGCTGCCTTCGGAGCGAACTTTATCGGTATCGCCAGGAACTGCTGCACGTCAACGGTATGAATCCGACCGAGAACCACCTGAACCATGTCCCGCTCGATAAGTTTCCTTCTCATCTGGTCATTCTTCAGCCGAACCTGGTCGATAGCCTCGATAGTCTTCAATTTGTCTACATCTGCCTTCAGCATGTTCGAGATGTCAAGCCCATCGAAGTCACTGGAGGATAAGTCCACAGGTACAGGTTCCGCATAGGGCAAAACCTCATGAATTGATGGTTTTTTTGCAATTTCTGGCTTTGGAGGAGTTTCCTGTAATATTTCTGCTGGTTTAGGTGTTTCATGAGGCTCAGAAGGGTCCGGTTCTGGAGAATCGCGGTATACTGGCACCTCAGAGTTGTCGTCAGCCTCAGAAAACACATGTTTTACCCTTCTTGGGATACTTGTGCCCTCTAGTTTATTTCTTCTGGACATGCATTCTCTGATATATGAGGCATTCTTGGGTAATGTGACATCTATTTTCAGTGTCAACTTACACTTGTCAACCAGTCCAGCCCTAACAGCCTTGGTGATACCTTGCCTGGAAACCCCTGAAATCCTTGCGAATTCCGCCTGTGTTACTAGTATTTGTTTGTCAACCATTTGTCAACCAGATTAGCAGGTTGACACCTCCCCGTCAACCGAACTCCAGGAGACCAAAAAAAATCGCGGCACGATTTTAAGGATGGG